ATAAAGGATCTTCCCCATATCTTTATCTAACTAGACATTCGGGATTAGAAATCCGTGGCGACTACGATCCACAGATTAATCGTGGTGTTGCTATACCAGTTAATGCCAATAAGTCACAAAATTATGAAGTGATGGCTATGCAATCTTTGGTTAGGTTTAATGGGGACTTCTTCCCATATGCTCCTACACAAATTATGCAAATTAATGCAAAAGCAAAAACAATTAAATTTTATATGGTTGCAAATCATCCAACAGGCAAAAGAGCAAAGATATATGCTATAGACGGTAATACAGGTGCCCTATACAGTGGAATTGTATTTTACTTAAATGGTAAGGTTGTCAAAGAACCAGTTATTAATATTAATGAGTGGTCAATGCTAGGCATAGGCTTCCCAAGCATTTTAAATTTCAAATCTTACGCTGGATCAATTATGATAAATGGTCCTATTATTTTTAATAGTTTGTCTTATTATCAGACAACAAATCTACAGGCAATTCAGACTGTAACTCAGAGACCTTGGGCAAGAGTAAAGTTTGCTGCCGATGGCCTATTTGATTGGGAATACTGGAACGACTATTTCTTGTGGCAGGGAGTACTTGTTCAGTCCTCAGTAAGTTACTACGGTGTAAATCCATCAGACCTATACAAGGCCTACACAGGAACAAATAAAATTATTATTGACGATAGTCGTGTATTTAGCATCAATGGGTACGAATACTCTATATTTAAAGACCTAACATGGCAATCACAAATCTCAGATCCAGTATAATATGGTATACTGGTGGTTATGAAAAACAAAGATCAGTCACTTTTTGGTAAAGACGGAAAGCCACGCATGCCAGGCCAGATTGGCGAAACTAAGGTAACTTTAATAGATAAACAGTATGACTGGGGTATCTACGTATGGAAGAAGGCTAACGGTAAGTGGTTTACAGATGGTCAAGGAAATATTTTAAATATTCCTTCAATGAAGGGTGATCTTGGTAAGATTGCAGAATTAAAGCAAGCAGCAGCATATTATGGAGAGCCAGATGGCGAAGCATATTTTTTCGCTGGTATGGGTAGAGTCACTGACGAAGAGTATTCTGAGCAAGTAGATAGAATGAAGGCTGGCTTAATTCCAAACCTAAATGACCTAGGTGCTGTTCAGGCAGCAAAAGATACAATTGCTAAATATGGAGATGAATAATGGACGAAGATCAAGTTTTTATTAGTGCAAATATAGATACCCCAACAAGTTTTATGGATCAGTTTAAGCAGGATGATCCATTCAATAAGAACTGGTCAGAGATCAAGACATATGCAGGACTCGACAATAACTTTAAGCGTCGTGCAAATAGGCTAACCGAAAAAGCAGAAGCACCAGAAAATATGCAGGGGTACATTGATTCTGCAAGAGCAGAAAGCACTGGTATTAATGGAGCAAAGTCTAAAGAGATAAATCCTGGCACAGTATATAGAAATGCCTATGGTTTGTTTGATGTAATTACACCACCATGGAATGTTTATGAACTTGCAAACTTTTACGACACATCATTTGCAAACCATGCTGCAATTGATGCAAAGGTAGAAAATGTAGTTGGTTTAGGATATGATTTTGAAGTATCTCCTAGCACCATGTTGAGACTTGAGTCAAATCAAGATTCTGAACAGGTTAATAGAGCAAGAAATAGAATTGAACGTGCAAAGATTGAAATGCATCAGTGGCTTGAATCATTAAATAATGATGATTCTTTTACTACTACAATGACAAAAGTTTATACTGACATGCAGGCAATCGGAAACGGATACCTTGAAATTGGTAGAACGACACGTGGAGAAATTGGATATATTGGACATATCCCTGCAACTACAATGCGTGTACGTCGCCTACGTGATGGATATGTTCAGATTATTGGACAGAAGGTTGTTTACTTTAGAAACTTTGGTGCTAAGAATCCAAATCCAATTACTGCGGATCCAAGACCAAATGAAATTATTCATTTCAAGCAATACTCACCTTTAAATACTTTTTACGGTGTTCCAGACATCATGTCTGCAATTAATTCACTATACGGTGATCAGTTAGCATCACAATATAATATTGATTACTTTAGCAATAAGGCTGTGCCTAGATATGTTGTAACATTAAAGGGTGCACGTTTGTCTAGCGATGCAGAAGATAAGATGTTTAGATTCCTTCAGACAAACCTAAAAGGACAATCACACAGAACTCTCTATATTCCGCTTCCAGGAGATTCAGATAATAATAAGGTTGAATTTAAGATGGAGCCAATTGAGAATGGCGTACAGGAAGGTTCATTTGAAAGATATCGCAAGCAAAATCGTGATGATATTTTAATTGCTCATCAGGTACCATTGTCAAAAATTGGTGGAGGAGATTCGGGTGGCATTGCTTCGGCCCTTTCACAGGATCGTACATTTAAGGAGCAGGTTGCAAGACCAGCACAGAAAGAATTAGAAAAAACCTTAAGTAAAATTATTAAAGAACGAACAGATATTTTAGTTCTTAAGTTTAATGAGTTGACATTAACTGACGAAATCGCACAGTCTCAGATTTTGGAAAGATACGTTAAGACTCAAGTTATGCTTCCAAATGAGGCTAGATCTGCTCTAGGTCTTCCACAAAGGGAAGGAGGAGATGAGCCTTTTAATCCTAAGCCAGAGCAAGCAGCAAACGATAATGCTGATAGGGCGAGGGATGGAGAACGAACAAACAACCAGTCTGATGGTCCTGCTACAATTAGTGGCAGAAACCCAAAGGGTGAAGGTAGATCAACTTCTTGATATCCACAGGGTTATCCACAAGTTATTAACATTTGTGTAAAAAGGCTATATAATATATACTAGTATGACTATATCCAAGGCTCATTGGGATACCAATGGCGACTCAGTAAGACTTTCCCTTCCATTTGCGAAGGTTGATAAGGAGAGACGTATCGTCTCTGGTTTTGCATCTCTTGATAATGTTGATAAGCAAGGCGATATAGTTACAGCAGATGCATCTATGAAAGCATTTTCTGCATTCCGTGGAAACATTCGTGAAATGCATCAGCCATCCGCAGTTGGTAAAATGGTTAACTTTAAGCAAGATAAATATTTTGATGCAACTACTAAAAAGTTTTACAATGGAGTTTTTGTATCTGCATATATTTCAAAAGGTGCACAAGATGCATGGGAAAAAGTTTTAGACGGTACATATACAGGATTCTCAATTGGTGGCCGTATGAATAAGTGGGACGATGGCTATGATGAGAAGTCAGACTCTACAATTAGAATTATTAAAGATTATGATCTCGTAGAATTGTCACTAGTTGATTCTCCAGCAAACCAGTTTGCAAATATTATGCAAGTTGAAAAGGTTGATGGTGTTGCTGTTGTTAAGGGTCAAGATGTTGCATTAGAAAATGTCTTTTATGATGAAGCGTCTGGCTTAGTTATGGTATCAGAAGAAGAATCTGTAACAAGTCCAGTTAACGGAAATGAAATGAAAAATATAGGGTTCGTTGAAAAAACGGATAATGAAAAAATGGATATAGTCAAATTCTTAGTAGATAGTGCTAAAGGCATTGATGCTAAGATAACAAAGGAGGAAAATCCTATGTCAAAGAAAACAAAGACTGAAGAAGTCGAAGTTGCTAAGGCAGAAGAAATCGCTCCAGAGGCTGTTGCCGAAACTCCTGTAGTCGAAACTGAAAAATCAGATGAAGTTGTTGATGAAACAACTGAAAAGACAGATGATGTTGTAGAAACAACTGAAGTCGCTGAAACAGAAAAGGCTGCACATCCAGATAAGGAAACCGAAGAAGAAGATTCTAAGGAAGGTCCTGACGCTGAGATGAAAGAAGAAGAAAAGGCAAAGAAGTCAGACGAAGTAATTGTTGATGCAATTACGGATGTTAAAAATACACTTACATCAGCCTTTAGCGATTTAGTTGAAACTGTGAAGTCTTTGCAGGCAGAAGTAGAAATGCTTAAGTCTACAAAGGTTGATACAGAGTTAGTAAGAAATTCTCTTGATGCAGTTGCCAAAGATATTGCTGCAGCAACAGAACAAGTAAATAGATTTGGAAAGAGAGTAGATGCAGTAGAAGCGGACACTGCTTTCCGAAAGTCTGGCGATCTAGGCGAGATCGTGCAGGAACAACCAGAAATGGTTGAAAAATCCTTATGGGGCGGACGTTTCCTCAAAACAGCCGACTTATTTAAATAAGCAAAGAAAAACTTGGAGGTGACAATATGTCGGAAGAGTTAATTAAAAATCAGCCAGGTGAGTCTGGAGAACTTGGTGGTACAACACCAGGTCTTTACCAGCCTCAAGGTTCATTTGCATCAGGATCTGATGCAGGTTCAAATGTACCTGGCAACTACACAACAGGCGGTGTCCTAGGCAATATTCCAAATGCAAATTTGGGTTTGACAACAGGACCTAACGCAGTAAATCCTTCGGGTGAGGCTGGAAGCGGTATTCTCCGCCCTGAACAAGCACAGCGTTTCATTGATTATGTATGGGATGCTACTGTTCTCGCCCAAGATGGTCGTCGTGTAACTATGAGAGCAAACACCATGGAACTTGAAAAAGTTAACGTTGGTGAGCGTGTAATCCGTGCTGCTGCTCAAGGTATCGGTGATTATACAAATACTGGTGCAACATTCACTAAGGTAGAACTTACAACAAAGAAGATTCGTCTCGATTGGGAAGTTTCTGCTGAAGCACTAGAAGACAATATTGAGGGGGCTGCACTTGAAGACCATCTCGTTCGTCTTATGACAAACGCATTTGCTAATGATATCGAAGATCTCGCTATCAATGGTGATGGATCAACAGGCAACTTCCTTTCTATTATGAAGGGCTTTGTCAAGAAGCATCAGGATAACGGTGACTCACATGAGGCAGTCGTTACAGTTGCTGACAACGCTTGGACACCAGAAGTAATGCAAGAAATCGTTCTTGCAATGCCACGTAAGTATCGTGCACTTAAGAACAATCTTAAGTTCTACGCAGGTACAGACGTGTTTGCTGGTATCGTAAAGCATAACGGTACACTTGCTGATGCTATTGCTGAAGCAATGGGTAATCGTGTTGCTGGTACATCTGCAAATCGTCAGGCATACCTTGATGGTTCTGCACAGACATTCGGTGGAGCACGTACAACACGTGTACTCGGAATCGATGTACAAGAAGTTCCTTACTACCCTGCAGGATATGTCGATTTGACATTCCCACAGAACCGTGTTTGGGGCTTCCAGCGTGATATCGTCGTTAACCGTGAATACAAGGCGAAGAAGGACACAATTGAATACACAGTATTCGTCCGCTTCGGTATTCAATGGGAAGAAGAAGACGCAATTGCGTGGGCAGATGCTGCAGCAGATGCATAATCTGTAGTCAGTACCTTTTGAGAGGGGGCAGGGGTTGATCTCCTCCCCCTCTTACCTTTAGTATTCTGTTATAATAGTGCACATAGGAGGTTAAATAATGGAAGAAAATAATTTTAATAATGATATGCCAGCAGAAGACTTTCTCGCTCCATCAGTTGTGGAAGAGGCACCAGTAGTTCAGGCTCCTATGCCAGAAACTAAGGTGGAAGAAGTAGCGGTAGAAAATAATATTGAGGCTTCAATCTCAGCACCTGTAGAAGAAACAAGTGCTATCACAACTTCAGATCTTGCAAAGTCATCTCTAGATGAAGTACAGGCTTTAGGGTCTGTTGCTAACGGAGTTATTGGCGCAGTATCAGTACCAAAGACAGAAAAGAAGGCATCGGTAAAGTCTAATAAGGCTAAGAAAACTGTTGCAGTCTATTCAACTAAAAATGTTAGTTGGGGTGGAGTTGGTAAAGTAAATCGAGGCTACAACATTGTCACTCAAGAAGAGGCAGACAAGTGGGCTACTCGTGACCACATCAGAATTGCTACACCAGAAGAGGTAGCAAGGGAGTTTGGTCGATAAAATGGAAGTATTGAGAGTTCCACCTTATCCTTTAATAACCACATGGTCATTACCAATACCAAATTATGAGTATGTGGTATATGTAGAGGATTTGGTGGATCACTCGTACGAAGAGTTTAATCTTTCTTCTGACGCTAACGGTAAAGTAATATATCAAATTCCTTTATCAAAAGTTCAGTTTGATAGAAACTTTTTAATTAGATTTTATGACGAAGAGCATGAACATATTTTGCTTGAAGACAATTTAAATATCATCAGACCTTAT